GTTCCAGCAGAACCAGAACTTCCTGAAGTACCAGTTGTGCCTGAGGTAGCAGATGAACCTGAACTACCACTTGTACCACTTGTTCCTCCTGTACCATTTGTTGCAGATGTTCCACTACTTCCGCTTGTTGCAGATGAACCAGATGAACCACTTGTACCTGTAGAGCCACTAGTTCCACTAGTAGCAGATGAACCTGAAGTACCTGTTGTACCTGAAGAACCAGACGTAGCACTTGTACCAGATGTTCCAGTGGTGCCTGAGGTTCCTGTTGTACCAGAAGTACCACTTGTAGATGATGTTCCACTTGTACCTGATGTACCATTAGATCCATCACCACCTGTTGCACCATCAAGGTTAACAAACCATGTACAATAGAATCCAGATCCTACAGTTCTTGTAGGAGCACTGAATATCAATATACCTGTTAGAGGGTCATATGATACAACCTCACATTCTTGGTAATTGTTAGCATCAAATGCTATAATAATTGATTGAGCCACTGTATAAGCAAGATATGTGCCTACGGTGATTGTGCCACTAGCTCCTAATGTAAAACATGTAGTAGATGTTGTGGCATATTTATCTCCTGAATACCCTGATGTACCAGATGTTCCTGTTGTTCCTGATGTTGCAGAAGTACCACTTGTGGCACTTGTACCAGAAGATCCACTTGTTGCTGAACTTCCTGATGTTCCACTAGTTGCTGAAGTACCAGATGTACCTCCTGTAGAAGATGTTCCAGAAGTTCCTCCTGAACCATTAGTTCCACTAGAGCCACTAGTTGCTGAGCTTCCTGAACTACCTGAACTACCAGATGAACCAGAAGTACCTGTACTTCCACTTGTTCCACTAGATCCACTAGTTGCAGAAGATCCACTTGACCCACTTGTAGCGGATGTTCCACTAGTTCCACTTGTTCCATTGGTCCCATTAAGACCATTTGTACCATCAATTCCTGATGTTCCTGAGCTACCACTTGTAGCTGATGTTCCAGAAGTTCCAGAGGTTCCTCCAGTACCATCAGATCCTGATGTGCCTGAAGAGCCACTAGATCCAGTAGTACCGCTAGTACCAGCAGATCCACTTGTAGCAGAGGTACCTGATGTTGCTGAGGTACCTGATGTTCCAGTAGTACCAGACGTAGCACTAGTTCCACTTGATCCTGACGTACTTCCTACAGATACACCTATTTGTTTTGTTACAACAATAATAGATGGTGCTGCAGGATGAGGATAAGGAACAGTTTGTAATGGAATAGCTGTTATTCTTACATTTGCAGATGTAGAAGCAAATACTATTTCTAAATAATCATTAGCTTGAAGTTCTAATATAACAGATACAAATGGTAATTGCTTACCATTGTTACTACCTAAAGATAATATACTATCTGTACGAACTATGTCTGTACCATTCTTTCTTAAGAATATATCTACATCAACCGCAGTTCCACCACTTGTCTTTTCTATTTGTAATGAGTAACCTATTTCATATATACCAGCATATGGATATCTAATCTGTTGACCGAAGTCTAAGATGATACCATTAGCTATTTCTGTTGTGTTATATGTAATAACTGTAGGAGTGTTTGCTGCAGTTACAGATTGATTTGTACTATCAGAATAGCTAGCAAACCAGTTAGCTATAGCAGCTCCAGAAGAACCATTTAAACCACTAGTACCACTTGTAGCACTTGTACCGCTTGTTCCTGATGTTCCTGTAGTTCCTGCTGTGCCTGAACTACCAGAAGTACCTGATGTACCATCACTTCCTGATGTACCAGAAGTACCTGTAGTTCCGCTAGTGCCAGATGTACCTGATGTAGCACTTGAGCCACTAGTACCAGAGGTTGCAGATGTACCACTTGTTCCTGTTGAACCACTTGTCCCAGATGTTCCATCAGTACCAGAGCTACCAGAACTTCCACTTGAACCACTAGTACCTGTTGTACCTGATGTTCCAGTGGTTCCACTTGTACCTGTTGTTCCACTAGTTCCACTTGAGCCAGTAGTTCCGCTAGTTCCTGACGTACCACTAGTACCTGTTGTTCCAGAAGTTCCAGAAGTACCATTACTTCCATCTCCTCCTGTACTACCATCTAAGTTTATATCCCATATACAATAGTTTCCTGAACCAACTACTAATGTAGGGCTACTAAAAACTAAATCTCCTGTAAAAGGATTGTATGTAATAACAATACATTCTTGATAGTTAAATGCATTATATGCAATAATAATAGATTGACCAGGAGTGTATGCCAATCCTGTGTCAACAGTAAGTGTTCCTGAGTTACCTAATGTAAAACAATCTGTAGAGACTGTTCTATAAAGATCACCCTGTAATCCTGATGTACCACTTGTACCTGCTGTAGCAGATGTTCCACTGGTCCCAGTAGTACCTGAAGACCCTGAGGTGCCAGTTGTTCCTGAGCTTCCACTACTTCCTGTTGTACCACTACTTCCACTAGTCCCTGATGTTCCAGCTGTAGCTGATGTACCAGAGGTTCCTGTACTTCCAGATGTTCCACTTGTGCCAGAACTTCCTGAGCTTCCTGATGTAGCACTTGTTCCTGAACTCCCACTAGTACCTGTTGTTCCACTTGTAGAAGAAGAACCAGATGTACCAGCACTCCCACTAGTACCAGTTGTACCAGAAGTGCCTGAAGTGGCGGATGTTCCACTAGTTCCTGTGGTACCTGACGTTCCACTGGTACCAGAAGTACCACTAGTTCCATCAGCACCAGCACCTGAACATAGTCTATCATTAATTTTCTTTAATGCAGATTCAAGGGTTTCGTTAGTATTTATACCAGTACATATTAAGTTAGGTCCTTCGTAGAATACACAGGATGCACTTAATAATATTGGGCAAGGATTAGCTGCACAAATTACACTCATTGGATTGGATTATTAGTGAACGATTTTAAGAAGATCTCCTGTACGGTAGATCTGACCAGCAACTAAGCCAGCAAATATAGCAGCTGAGTTATTAGCATACTGAAGTGTTACTAAAGGAGTAGTTAATATAAGACTCCAATCAGCAGCTCCTGTACCTATAGCTTTAGCAAAATACAACATAGATTTAGATGTATTCAAATAAGTTTGTCCTATATATGTAGCAGAACTACTAGGAACAGTTGTACCAGATAATGGTACTAAATTAGTATTTATCTTAGCTAATACAGATTCAAGATCCTCTAAAGGATTTACTTTTATATTAGTAAGATAGGGGCCATTGTAGACAATGCATTTAGCATTCTCATACACAGCACATGTTGGGCAAATTGCAGCTGTTCTCATGTGAGCAAAGTTAATTATTAATTATGTATTTTGAAAGTGTAGGTATTAAATACCTTGTATAATATAGCTATTGCTATTCTTATCTTATCCCATATTGACCTTGCATTCTTATTCCAAGATCTTTAGCAAGTGATGGATAAAACATTGGAAGCATTCCAGCAGCTTGATTAGTTATAGGATTTGTTTTCATCCAGTATTTTATAACTTGATTTTTTTCAACTGTATCTTCATCATCTATACCTAAAGCATAAGATTCTTTTAAAAATCCACCTAATGCTTTTCCATAGTTATCCAATAAACCTAATGAAGGAAATATTCCTTTTTCTACAAGACTTTTTAAACTTCCAGGATTATAGAAATATCCAATCTCATCTTTAAACTTATCTGTAGCTTTAAGAGCAAACTTCCATTGGTTTTTAACTAATGGATCTTCATCATCATCTGGAGCCATAGCTTTAAGTCCTAAGAAGATAGCCCATAAAGAAGCATATGTCAATACATCAAATAATTGATTCTTAATGTTTTGTCTGACAAGATCAATGAATTCATCTTCTGTCATTTCTAATTCCTTATCTGTATCAGCTTTATAATCAGCTCTCTTTTTTTCATATAGTTCTCTGATAAAGTCCATTCCTTTATCATTACCAATTAATGAATTTTTTAAATTACCAAGAGCTCCTTTAAAATCTTCAGATATAATTCTGGCTATCATTCTAGTTCTTCCCCATTCATATGCATCAGAAGCAGCATTGTATTTAACATTACCCATTCTAACATCTACAAGTCTAGGAATCCAGTTTTTGAATACCATAAAAGAATTACTATATACATTTAAGTTCATTAAACGTTTGTTCTCTTCTGTCATAGATCCTAATGCATCTGCTGTAAAACTTTGCACCTTTCTTCTTAATTCTATTACAGAATCAGATTTTCTATCTACACCAGGAATAACAAGTTCTCCATTAACCACCTTACTGATATTTAAGACTCCTTTTTCTTTTACAATATCTTTGACAGCTTTCTCAAACTTTGTAGCTCTATCATCTCTTTCTGATTGTGTTCCTTGATAGAAGTTTTTAAACTCATCTGTAGTTTTTAAATACTCTCTAGCATTAACCACTTCACCATCTACAACAATTGTATTCTTTAAGAAAGAAAAGAAGTTTACTTTTTGTACAGCTTCATCACCTTTTCTCATTAATATCATTAACCAATCTTGTACAGCATTATCATCTAGTTTATTAATAGATAACTTTGATGCTGCATGTTTATTATAATTCTCTGTAAATGGAATGAAATAATCAAGAGCTGCAAGAGCAGTCTTTTTATCTATATCTCCAGCCATCTTATTACTCAACAACCATGCCTCTGTAGATCCATAATCACCTTTAGTAAAATACTTACCAGCATTAATTAATCCTTGCATTGTACCACCAAAGTAGTTAGAAGAAGCTGATAATACATTAAGTCCAAGTGCTGTCACTTGAAATGTATTATTTAATTGTGTAATAGCTTTGTTGATACTTAATTGTCTTCCATCTAAAGTTTCTGGTAATAACTTAAATCCAATTTTATTATTGATTGTTGTTCCAAATGTACCAAACTTACCAAGTAATTGATCAAATGCTTCACTCTCTATATACTTTTGTTGATATATGATTGCTTTAACCATATCTTCAAGAAGTTTAAAATTCTCTGTGTTATCATTTATATAAACTAATTCACCATTTGCATCCTTTTGCGTTTTACCAAATTGAGATGTAGCAATAGCTTGTTTGTTTTTCTCAAGTCTTAATAATGCCAATCCTTGATTTTCAATTTGTGTTAGATATTGAAACTTAATAGCAAACTCATTATACATAGACATAGTTCTAAAAAGATCTTCTGATGCATCTCCTTCAAACTCTCTTGTTAAATACTTTGGTATCTTATTAACTGTCTTTCCTGATATAGGATCAAATCTTCCAAGACCAACTTCTTCCTCATCTACAGAAATGTTTTTAAGAAACTGTTCCCCAAGGGTAATTTTCCCACCGAATATAAGTTTTTCAGAAAGTCCTTGTCTTACCCAAGGAAGGAAGGTTCTAGCTTTACCATTTTGAATATATCCTATCTCTGCATATGCTTCATTTCTTTCTATAATATAATTATAGAAATCAAGAGCTGGTTTGTTTACATAATTACCAGACGCATCTTTTTTATGTAACTCTTTCCATTCTTTAGATTGCCAATCAGCTTTAGGAAACTTTTTAGCTTCTCTATATAATAACCAACCAAGAGATTTTGGTGATGTAATATCATATAAAGATGCTGTTTTAGATTTCTCTCTTTCTATATCAGCTTCATTTTGTTCTTCTGTACCAAGTCTAGGAAGATTATCTATTCTTGCATATTCTTCTTGTCTTTTCTCTTCAAGATATTTTCTATAAGCTTCTACATCAATATTATCTTTTATCCAAATAATATCTCTTACATTTTTATCTGTGGCTCTTTTTAACTGTGTAAAGAATTCTGGATCATATTCATCTATTAATTCATTAGATCCTTTTTTCTTAATCATGTCAAACATATTCTTACCTGACAATCCTTTAGTAGAAGCCCATTTTTGGTATTCATTTTTTAAATCTGTAAGTCTTCTCACCTCAGTTTGTGTATCCATACCAGCACGTCCAAAAGCAGCATTAGCTTTTTGATACAATGCAGCCATTCCTTTTAACTGAATAGTGGAAGTAGTACCTAACCATTTAGAGAATAAACCTTTTACTACCTTCTCTCCTTTTTCTGTACCACCTATTTGTTCAACAGTGAACTCAGTGAATACATCAGATAGAGATGTGTTAAGTTTTCTAGATTGATATGCTGTATCTCTTAGTTCTTCTTTTAAATTTTTATCTTCATCTGATAGTTTACCTTCAAATAAGAAATCAAGATCTATATCTAGAGTGATGTAATGTTGTAATGCATCTTCTGAAAGTCTTAATGTTTTAGTGAAGTATTCTAATTCCTCTGCACTAAATCCTTTCTTACCTTTATACTTCTCATTATATGTATTAATGATACTCTGTATCTGTACATTTAATATTTTAGATTGATATAATAGAGGACCAATATCTTGTTTCATTTGCAATTGTCTTATTGCAGAATACAAAGCATTTAATTGTTCAGCTTTATTTAATCTTTCTGATGGTAATGCTTTTTGATCAGCTAATTTTGCATATATATCATTTAGTTTATCTAAGAGAGTATTAATCTTTTTACTAGCTTCTTTATCATTCTCAATTATAACTCTCTCTCCAGTAAGCCCAACAGGAATTAAATAGTCTTCTTTAATATTCTTAATATTAACATCTCCTATTTCTATTTCTAATAGTCTAGGAAGTATTTTTGTTTTTGCATTTGGTTCAGAATAAACTGCCTTAATAGGAATCATTCTTGTTTGTTCAAAGTCTTGATTACTTACACCATAGTTATCTTTAATGATCAATTTGTATTGAGTCATTTGTCTGTTCCATGATGCAACATTATACCAAGGAACATCTGTATATCTTTCTGTATTAAGTCCTATAAACTTCCAGTCAAGAATATTTACCTTTCCTTCAGGAGTAATAGCTAAGAAATCCACTGTACCAGCAACATCTCTTCTAGGATCATGTATTGTCACCTCAGACATAAATACTGTTTCTGCAGGAAATGATTCAAGACGTGCTCTAAGATTATCTCTTAGCATCTCATACATAGTATTATCATTTGAATCTATAAATGAAACATGATTATCATTTAATGTAGCAGCATCCATTTCATCACTACTTTTTCGTTTACCATTTTCATCTGTAAACAAACTAAATGCGTGTTCAAAATCTTTATGACCTGCAGTACCCTTATCAGCTTTTAATGTATTAACAGCTTTCTTATATTCAGAATCAGTTAATGCATCTTCAGCACGTATTTCATCATACCAAGTTTTGATAATATTACTAACTCTATTCTTGATTTGTTTTCCATCAATAAAATATTTCTCCTCTTCACCACCAAGTTCATTCTTGACAGCTTTCTTTTCAATTCTATTGTTTACATTTCTAATACCATTAACAATCTTTTCTTGTTGAGATAATTGGAAAAACATTTCTCCTTCTTTCTCTCTAATATCTTCAACTGTACCTATCTCTTCACCTCTGATAATTTTCATAGCAGCTGTGTCAAATCCACTCTTAGTGAATAAGTTTTTTAAATAGCTAACGATTTGATCCCACCAAGATTCAGCATTTGCAATACGCTCAGGCTTTTCTGTATTATTCTCATTGTTATTGATAACAGTTTCAGCCAACACTTGTGCAATAGCTTCTTCCTTAAGTTTGATTACATTTGGTTTACCATCTATTTGAAAGTTAGGATGATTTCCATAAGTTTGAAACACTTCATTTAATAAAGCATAACTATTAATCTCACTCATCAATTTCTTATATAAAGCTGGATTAGTTTGTTTAATAATTGCTACAGCAAAGTGCATAGCTTCTTCAGGAAGTGATTGTGCTTCTTTACCATCTACCACTTGAATAAGTTTCTGTGTAAGTAATGCAACAGCATCACTATCATATTTAACACCATTCACTTCAAGAGTGGGCATTGATTTTATATCTACACCAATACGATTGGTAAAGTCTTTTATTAATGCAATAGTTTGTGGTGAAGCAGTCTGTGGAAGAATCTCTTCCGTTTTTATATCTGATATAGTAGGAAAGTTATCTAAACCATTAACTTCCTGCCACAAAGAAACCTTTGCAGCAAGAACTATTGGATTGATATTAGATTGTTCAGCTAATGCTGTAAACTCTTGAGAACTTCTATTTACACAATGTGCCATATTACTTACATTCGTTTATTTTATTTTTTTCTTCTTGTGATAAAGCATTCCATTCTTCATCAGATAATTCTTCAGGTTTCTCAACTACAACTTCTGTAGCTACAGTAACCTCTTCAGCTGGTAAAGATACAACTTCTTCTACAACTTCACCACCATAAAAGCTAACAATATCTACATCATTTAACTCTGTTGTAGTTTTGATTGTACCATTATCTATTACAGAACGTCTGAAGTCTGTGTAGTTCTCTGTAGCTCTAGCACCATCTCCATAAAGATTAACTAATTTATATACAGATTGTGGATCTCCTTTTTCATCTGGTATTCTTAATGGTTCTCCTGTAGACAGGAACACTCTTTTATATCCAAATACATCATTCAAAGAGTAATCCCCTTTCTTTTGTCTAATAGCATAGTTTGCATTAGTAACTGTATTACCATTTGTAACATCAATTCTTACACCACTTTTTAGTTTCACCACTCTTGGTACAGCAACATAGTCACTGTTCATAGCTTTCTGATTATACTTATCTCCAATCACCAAGACTTGTCTATCTATTGATTGAAGATTCAATGAATCAATCTTTGGGAAAGAAGGAGAATAATAACCAGATGTATCAGGTAATCCTAATATCATAGCAGCATAATCTTGACTCTTTGTTTTGAAATGTGGTGTAACTCTAGGCATAATCAATTGATCATCAAAGTTATTTCTTTGGAACATTCCATCAACAAATGCTTGTAATGTTTCATCAGAAGAAATAGAACTTACCACAGGAGCCACAATAGCAGCATAGTCTTCTATAGGAATAATATTCTTAATAGATATAGCTGATTGATAACTTCCTTGTAGAATAGCTAATTGTACAAGTTGTTTGTATAACACTCTTGTATCAGCATTGAAGTCTCTAAGCTCTCTCATCATATCTACATAAAGATTTTCATCATACGCATCTTTTAAGTTAGCTTTTAACTCAACACTTTTAGCACCATCTACTCTATCAGAAGAAACAACTTGTAAGTCTTTCAATATCTGTAGATCAGGATATTTTTGTTTTGCTAGTTCCAATCTATTAGCAACAGATGTTTTTGCATCAACAAGAAGTTCTTGCGTTCTACCATTCACTCCTGTTTTAGTTTGTATAATGTAATCTAAGAATGCCATTTTAGCTTTGTTAGATATCTTATTAAAGTTATCTACACTAAGATATTTATTCTTACCATAGGTCTTCATTATATCTTCTGTAATAATTCTAAGATTGTCTTGTTCTAATTTGAATATAGCTCCCATTGCTTGCATAGATGCAGAAAGAAGTTTTGATTGGTTACCAAGAAATGTAGTATCAAGAATTTCTTTTGCAGAAGAGATGATGTTCACTGTATTTGCTTTTTCTGTTTGCCATTGTTTTCTTGCAAACATATCTCCACTACCAAATCTACTTGTATCATAGTTTGTAGCTTGTGAGAAATCAAAATTGAATTCACCCATCTTAGCATATTTTAAAAACTCTTTAAGAATTTTTCTTTGCTCAGCATTTTCTTTTACATCAAGTTTTTTATCAACAGCATATTTAGAAATATTATTTTTAAATTCATCTGTATTTATCACTGCATCATCAATTGAATCATTAGTAGCTGGGAACAATGATTGAGCAGCATTTATATTTTCTTTATAGAAAAGGTTAGAAGAATTATTAGCATTTACAATTCTTAAATATTCTGTAATGATTGGTTGATTCAAGAAGTATATAGATTGTTCTCCTGCACCAATATTCTCTAAGAACATAAATGTACCAATCACAAGATTTGATTGAATGATTCGTGTGATAAAGTCATCCTTAGCTACATCCACTACAGCAGTTGCATATCCAGAAAGTCTATTAGAAATTAATTGATTAGTTCCATCAGCTGTTCTTGTTCCTGATAAAGACACTCTATCTACACCATTCACCTTTGTAGTGTTATGTTTCAATGCTATTGAACCATCACCTATCAATTTTTGATCATCTTCAGATAGAAGAGCAAACTTAGAAGGATCGATATAAGATTGTATCTTTTGTCTCAATGAAAGATTTGTAATATTTACAGCTACAACACCAACCCATTTTTTACCCATAAGGAATGAGTTTCTTAAGTTGGTCATATAGTTTCTATCAAGAAGTCTATTTGCAATTTTATTTTCATCTATTCCTCTTAACTTATCAAGATCTTCAGCAGCTTTTTTTAATCCAGCATCATCCACAGGAGATACAAGTCTTTCAAAGTTTTCAGGAAGTGTGATAAGTTTCTCAAGACTATCATAATATTCGTTCTCAAGAGCTTTCTTATACATATCTTTTACATACTCAGAACGTAATTCAGCTTGTAAGTTTTCATTTGTTAACTTATCAAGATCTTTCTCAATTAAATCTCTGAACTCATATGGACTTTCATATTGTTCTTCTTTAGCTTTAATATAATCTCCATATATATTAAGTAATCCTTTAGGATCTTCCAATCCATTTACAACTATATCTAATGCTTCTAGAAGATCAACCTTTTTCATTTGTTTAATACCAAGAGTATCATCAAACACTTTACCATAGAACTCTTTTGTGTTCTCTTCTGTACCCTGCAATCTAACAAGTTTAATATTACCTGTTCTATCTGCATATACAGATTTAAGATACATGTTCAACTTATCAATATCAAAATCACTTCCTGATTTAGTAGTGATCTCTGAAGGCACAACAACTGTTGCTCCCATATATTGTGGAAGGAAACCTTTCACTCTAAACACCTCAGCAGAAGAAAGAGCTTGTGTAGGAATTCTAAATCCAATACCAGAAAGAATAGATCTTCCTTCTTCTGTACTGTTTAAATGTTTAATTAATTCTTTATCTGTTTTGAATTTGTTTTTGAATTTATCTTTGAACCAATGAGGAAGATACATTTCACAATAACGTTGACCATCTTTATCTACATAGAACTTAAGACTTTCATCTGTAAGCATTACACCAGCTTTTTCTTCACTAGTTAATGTTTCATACTTCTCTTTAGTTATCTTCTCCCATACGCCTTCCTTGTTCTTCATAACAATACTTCTACCCTTAGTCATAGACTCAAGCATAGTTGAAGGCATTTGTACATGTGCTCCTCCACTCATTTTAGGAGAGACAATTGATTTGTCAATCATAGAATAAATAATACTTCTAATCTGTACGTAAGAAGGAGAAGCTTCAAATGGAATAATGAATTGATTCTCTTTAGTTAATTCGATAGATTGTTTTGTATTAGTAGAAACTTCTCTTCTTAACATCTCTCTCATCAATGTTTCAGATACAGTTTTACCATCTCTCATTACAAATCCATTACCAAGATCTTCTATACCAAGATTGTTAAGAAGTTCATTGTATGCATTTTGGTGCATTCTATTTAGAATGTCCATATTACGTTTGTATTCTTCTTCAGCTCTAGGGCTTGTAGGAATACCATTATCAAATAAATCTATACTAGCAATTTTGGTAATCTGAGAACCTCTAGTTTGTGACTTGTTATCACTACTAGCTGTCTCCACTTGAATACCATAAGCTTTCCAAGGAACTTGTACAATAGATGCATCAGAGAAAGCTTCTTCATTGAATGAACCATCTCCATTATAAAGACTGTGTAACTCTTGTGCCCCTACCTTTCTACCTGATTCAACAATAGCATAGCCTATGTTTTGTTTCATCATTTGAATATATAGCTTCTCAAGGTTAGTTCCTTTCACCATACTATAATAGATAGGTACTTGAGAGAACTTATCTAATACAAGATCAAAATTATTCTTATTGAATTTGTTTCCAGATACAATAGGTTTTAATATCTCTGTAGTATACTTAGGACGATCAGTGTCCATTAACTTAGCATCACTAGTTCTTAAAGCTTCACTAGTATATTCATACCCAGGAAGATTTTGTCTTGTGTAAGCCATTTCCCATTGGAACCATTTTTCTTCTGGTCCTTGCATGTTCCATTGTCCATTCTTAAGTTTAATCTCTCTGTGAGTAGTATCCATTAACCATGAAACAGCATCTGCTTCATTTGTATTTGCATACAATTTATTAATAGCAGAAAGACTACCCGCAGTGATAACATCTTTAATAGTGATAGTATCAGTGTGAGATTTATGTAAGTGATATCCAGGATCTCCTTCTTTTAATTGAATACCATTGACAACATTTAAATTGTTATTTAAGTATGTATTGTATTCAGCACTATCAAATGTTGTTCTTCTTGGAGATAAGAAAGACTTAATACGTTTAGTCTCATCTAACGCTCCTCCTTTTTTAACAGCAAACTGATATGGATCACCAAATAATATTTTATGGAATTCTATGTTAGCAATAATATAATTAACATTAGCATATCTCAAGACTTGATTAATAGACTCATCAGAAAGAGAATCTTTTTTCAATGACTCAGCTTTGATAAAGTTATCATCAAGATCTAAATAAGCATATCCATTTTCTCTTGGTGAGATTTTTTGGTTTGCTTCAAGAACTGTTCTTGTTTCTGTTACAGTGTTTTCAATAAATTCTTTTACAGATTTATTAATATCAGCTATATTATCATTTACATAAGTAGTAATATCTTCAAGAGTTCTTCCATCTTCAATCATTTCATTGATTGCATTTAGATTATCAGGTGCAAGGATATCTTTAAAGAAACGTAATTCTTTTGCTCTATCACCAACATTCAATAACTTCTCTCTATTTGTATAATCTAAAGCTAAGTTAATATCATCCATTAAATATCCTTTAAATATAGAATTGATTTCTGTATATGAATTTCTTGCTATAGAATCAAATGAAACATTGTTTCCAATATTCATCATCCATTCTGTAGAACCATCTGCAGGAATAAGAATGTAATAGTTACCATTAAGGTTTTGATTTATCTCTAATGTATATCTATCACCTATTGTAAGTTTAGATGTAGAGGTTCCTTTATCAGTATCTTGATTATCTTCTCCTTGTATATAAGAAAGCTTGAAGTCTTTTATTTTGTTTCCATCTTTATCATAGAATAATCCACCTTCTTTCAGCACTTGACTACCTGTAGAGAATGTATCATTTAATTCTGGTCTTGATTGTTTTAATTCAGTAAGTGATATCACTTCATTGAATTCATTTTCAAATACAGATGGTGTATTGTTTTCAGAGAAAGCACCAATACGTTGTCCCTCTACACCAAAGTATGTACTTTCTTGTGAAGGGTTATTCACTTTATTATATAACTCAGATAATCTATTCAATGGTCCTCCAATATCTAATGTCTTACCAGAGATACTCATCAAATCATTATTACTTCCGAAGTAAGCATATATACTCTGTACTTGTTTAGTAAAACTATTTTCACCTACTTTTTCGTAAGGTTTTAATTTAACATATGTATCAAGATCAAATGTAATACCAATAGCATTTAACATTGCTATCATATCTTTAGGTTTTCTTATCAACATACTTTTAAGTGCATCCTGATCTATCTCATAAACGTTATTTACATTATTCCAGTTAACTATTTTTCCATCTCCTTTAGCTAAAGTTTTAATGTTATTCATCCATTCTTTCTCTGTCTGTGCAACAGCTGTAAATAGATTAGCAGCTCCTGTATGAACACTATCAACAGATTTATATTGGATTAATGCATCTGGTTTTTGTCTAGCAAATGTTTGTATGAACTGAACAAATAATCTCCAGTCATTGTCTTTGAATTCACTAAATGGAACCACTTTATCTTTACCACCTATCTTATTAAATACACTAACATAGTTAGCATCATCTTGAGCTAGGTTGAATAATTTATTTGTAAATGATTTGATGTCAGATGTATTAGAAAGTTTATCTAATAATGTAGCAAACACTCTACTGAAGTTCATAAGTTTATATCCTTGAATTTCATGACCATCAATAGTCATTTCAGAATATTTATTTTCAAGAGGAGTGTTTAATGTAATAGCACTCTCTTGATTAGTAGGTTGTTTTTCAATAACTGTAGAGCATAAAAATTTAACTGCAGATGAAGCATTCTTCTTAGTATCTAATGTGAATGGTTCAGGGGCATAATCATTTTTATTTGTCTCTTCATTATTAATATCAAGAAGTTCTTCTTCATTAAAGTTGATACCTCTTGTACGTAATGAATCCTTCACCTTAGTTTTAAGTTGACTCCAAGTTTCATCAGTTAGTAATTGTCTTCTTCCTTCTTCAATAAGCATATCCTCAATCTTACCAAACATTTCTGTTCCAGTAATTCTTTCAGGATTAAACAAAAGACCTTTGTCTCCTTCTCTGAATAATATACCAGCAGCTCTTGCTGTCATATCCTGCACAAAGTTATTAGCTTGTGTAGCAGTTAAGTCAGCCACCTTACTATATTCAGCAAATGGATTAATTGATTCTGGTGCTAATACTTTTTCTTTATATTTACCTGTATCAATTGCATCAAACAATTCTTCTTTTAATGAAGGACTACTAACAAATGATTTAAAGAAATTAATTATTCTACTAAACAAATTAGAAATCTTTTCTCCTAATGATCTACCAGGAAGTTTACCTTTTCTAAAATCTGAGAAGTCATCAGCTATTCTTTCTTTAGCTTGAAGATCTGTAGCATCTGCATAGTTTATCTTCTTACCAGATTGTCTATCTGTAAATGTACCAGACTTAGCTTTAAACTCATCTAATAAAGCTTGTTGTTCTTCTGAAGATAACATACCTTTATATATAGCTTCAAATATCTCATGATATTCTGTAGCTCTTAATCCACCTCTAACAAACTTAGCTACACCATTTTCAAATACACCCCATGCTTTTTCATTATCATGTGTAGTGATTATATTTTCTAGCACTTCATAAGGAATGTTAGGAACATTAGCTGCATGCCATTCTTTAAATAGTTCTAGTTCAGCATCAGACATTCTTTCTGTTCCATCAACTCCTATTCTTCTGAAATCACCAGTTGGTCTTTTCTTAACAGGAACTACTGGTTTTTCTTCTAATTGTTTTTGTTCTTCATCTATTGATTCTTGTCTACTCTTTTCAGCTTCTTCAGTAAGTGCTTCATAAACTTTGTCAGGAGTAACAGAAACTTCTTTTGCTTTCTCAGTTTTTAATTCTGCAGCAATTCTAAGAGCTAAATAATCTGTAACATATCTTTCTTCTTCCTCTAAAGGAATAGAAGCATCAAACTTGTTAGCTTTCTTTAATGCTTCTTTGATGCTATCAAATGTTTTTTTATCTTCAAGAAGTTTCTTAGTTGTTTCATTACTCTCAACTTCTACATTGAAATTACCATCAACATCTTCTGTTGCTGTAAATTGTACAGGACCATTTTGAAGAATAAATGTATTTGATGTTTTACCATCCACTACATATTCTCCCACTGTAGCAACTTCTTCTCCAACAGGAGCTTCAGCTTTTGCTTTTTCTACAGGTGTAATTACTTGTACATTGAAACTATCTGGTTGTGCTATTGTAGAATATCTTTGTTTGAAAGAATAAGGAACTGCATCTGTAGGTCTAGCTATAGATGTAGATAATGGTGTATCACCAATAGGTCTAGCTTTACCACTAGGATATTTATTAGATAATAAGAATGTTTGGTAGTTTGTCCATTTACTTGAAACAAACTGACCATCTTGATTAATATACCATTCTTCAAATGGAATATTTTGAAGTTCTGTTAATGTTTTATTATTGATACTAAGGAATGCTTCATTAATTAAATGTTCTTTAATCTCTGATTCATAGTTAGCTATTTCTGATAATGGAAAACTTTTGTTACCAAGTCTTAGACTCATTGATTCAATATCAATACCTATTTGATTTGGTGTTGATGTATCAGCTTTTGATTTCCAATATAATATGTTCTGTAAGAACTTAGAATATTGTCTATTAAAGCTTATCTTTTGCCCTGTAGCAGATTGTTCCAATGTATCAGTAGCAAGTCTTTTAATCACCTCATATATACCACTAGCTTCTCTATTGTTGAATTTTCTATTATTCAAAAATTGAAGAGTGTCACCATATTGTAATACAGGAACACCATTAGGAGTTTTTTGTATTTCTCCCTTGCTATTAATAATAGTTCCTGTTGTAGGGATAGTTATTAAGTTTGCTTGATTAGAAATAAGAGACTCATCAATTAGAATACCACCAACATGATTTCTTTCTTTAATACCATCTGCTGATATTATTTCAATAGGAATACCTCTTGATACAGAGAATTCAAATGTAGGAAACTCTGTAGCTCCAGCATTAAACAATGATGTTCTATATTCTTTCCATGCTCTAGCGTATGCTTCAGCTTCAGGTTGTTGATCTTTTCTATATCTAGGAATAGGATTTCCCTGAGCATCTTTTCTTAAATAATTAAGACTTGTTGTACGCATTGTTTGGAATATAATCTTACTAAGATCAGTTCCTGCTTCACCCACTTTACCAATTCTATTCCCTTGTTTATCTACAAAGAATGAACCATCTACATCTTGTTCTACAAATACTTGTGCAACCCACCCTAAGTCATTATCATTTACATCTGCAATAGAACTAACATCTGATGTAACATCTTTATCATAAGACATCTGAACTAATCCGTTAAGGTTTAATCCTTCTGCTTGTTTAGATGTAATCAATATAGATCTAAGTTTAGATCTGTTAGGCATAGATGCAGCATTGTTTAAAAACTCTCTTGAGTTCTTAACATGTGGAAGAACCTCATCCCCATCCTCATCTTCTGTTGCTGATGTACTAGAAGTAAATAATATCTCAGCATCTAACAGACGTGGTTCTTTAATAGTTTCTATTACTTCTGAATTAACTGTAGCAACAGTTCCAGAATTGTGTTCAAGATCTGTTTGCTCTCTAGCTATATCTTCTTTATTCTTTTGTAATTTCTCTTGGTTTGTTTCAAGTCTTTTGTATCCTCTAAGTCTTTTTGGATCAATGTTTAATATATCTCCATTAACATCCTCCACCTTCACTGTACCATCATCATTCAATCCTAACACTTTCACCTTAGATAGGTTAGTACTTTCATCAGTTAAGTCTTTAGACTCTTCCACTGCAGCAGCTCTAGTCTTATGAAAAGATACAGTTCCATCAGGAGATGTTACTTGATATCTATCATCAGCAATCTTTTTAATAGAAGCTTTCTTTGTAGCTCTCACCTCATACTCTCTACCAACTTCTAATCTTTCTTTTTCTTTATCTTCATTAACAAATGAAGGTTGAGCTGTTCCTTTGTTTAAATCTTCTAAAGAAACTTCTTCATTAGCAATATCTTCTGCTTGTTTGAAATATTTATTAAATCCTTCTTCTGTAGAAAGATTATCAAAAGATTCATTCGCTAATCTTTTATGTTCATTATTTTTATTTATGTCAGCACCATAAGTATATAACTGTGAAGCATTCTCAAGACCTACAACATCATCTTTTGTACCATCTTGATTATTTAATTCAAAGTTTAATAATGAATTAAATGTTTTTAAATCAAGTTGTCCATTATTTATAGCAAGAGTGATCTTTTCAGAATTTGTACGTAAAGCTTTAGCTTGTTCTCTAATTAATTTCTTATCAGCAGGTGTAGTGTAATCAGTAATTGTATTTAATAATTGATTAGCTTGTTCTTCATATGATCTAGATAGTTCTTTTAATGATTCTCTATCAGTGATGTTAGATAACATATTATTAGTTACAAGAGGGTTTACTTGTGTAACTTTGTCTTGTATATCATTAAGTCTATCATTTACATCTTCTTTGATTGATGAATAATATGTAAGATCTGTTTTCCAATTTTCAAATGTATCATAATTAAAATTCTCTGCCTCTTGTTCAGGAGTAGGATCTATATAATTACTAAAAGGATTTTGGAATGTGCTATTGACAGCTTCTGATGTTTTTTGAATACCATTAGCTTTTTCAACTAATGAATCTACATAACTGTTCACAGTCTTTTGATTAGATGAATTAAAATTCATTCCAAAAGTTTTTTCAAAATCTTCTTTAGTAAGATCTTTCAACATATTTAATTGTTCAATTGTAACATCATGCATTCCTGATGGAATACGTGATTGTACAAAATTGAAGAACATATCATGTTTAAGATTTTTATATCTAAATATATTTCCACCTGTAGCAGCCTCGTCCATTTCTTTTGCTATACCTACAGAGTTTAATGTATTATCATATTTATTAGAAAGAATACCTGTTAGTCCATATCTGTTAAGCATATTAACAGAAGCAGTTAAACGAGCATCACTACCCTGTCCTTTTTTATTATCATAGATACGTTGTCCTGATCCAATCAATGCAGCAGTAAGACCACCAACAATCATATTACTAATACCTTCTGTACTATTAAATTGTTCAGCTAATCCATTAGTGGTAGACTGAGTAATTTCTTTTAAACTATCCCAGTTATTTTTATATTCTGGATTGTTTAAATTTTTATATTTTCTAGTGTAGTAATCATACACACCTTTCTCAGCAGCAAACTGTCCACCTTCTTCATATACACCTTCAGAAAGTATGTTAGGTAGAACAGGTTTAACATTGTCCCAAAGTCTATTTCCAAGACCTGTAACAGCTTTCTTTTCAAATGTATCAAGACTTCCTTCTACAAGACCTACTTTACCAGCTTCACCTATTCCTTTTGTAAGACTTCCTGCAACTCCTTTTTGTGCTGTAACAAAAGACTTGAATAAGTTATCAAATTGTATAGCATTAGATACAGTTAGTAATGCCATGTTAATACCAAATCTAGTATTCATTGCATTAGTAGAATAATCTTCTATTTCTTGAAGATCTCCTGCTATAGGTTCCTGACCAAAATGAGTATCTTTATAATTCTGAATTAATGTATCTTTAACTTGTCTGTATCCATCTCTAGCTTCAACACCTGCTTCTGTCTGTGCAGCTCCCCAACTAATGATACCATAACGTGCACCATTTAAAACTTTTTGTGATTGAGCTAATTGTCCTAGTTGTTGTATCTTTAAAAGTTGCTTTTCACTTTTACCTAATGTTTTAGCTAAACTTAAAACCTCTTCGACTTTATTAGTTCCTCCTGCAAGTTTATTTATCCACAAAGCAGCTTTACCAATTTGTGAACCTAATAATGGAACTGCTCCAATACCTTCTGTTACAAAACCTATTGCAGCATCTTGTACAGCAGCACCAGCAATAGCACCACCCATAAATCCAAGATTCTTAATAACAGAATCACCCCAGAAGTTTGCAGATCCAGTAAACCCAGGAATCATTGCTAGATAAGGATGTTCTTTCTCTTGTCTAGTCATATAGTTTGGAAGATAATCCTCTATGTTTTTCATCCAATTATCTATACTTCCTTCATATCCATCTGGATCTCCAGAAAGTTTAGACATATCTCTATTTCTAATAGCTGATATTGTATTAGGAATATCAGTCATAGATTGTGCAAATGTACCTACAGCTATTACGCCTGCTTTAGCAAGACCACTACCTAATGATGAATACCATGATTGTTGTAATCCATATATGTTTTCAAGATCTGCATCTCGTTCAAACATATTATAACGTTGATTATCTAATAATGTTTTTCTACTAACAGAACTAAATGGGGCATCAAATGATGTTGCATCTGGAGCTTGAACTTTAGCAAGTTCATCCATACTCAATCCCATATTAGATTTATTACCAAGGCTCCAATCACCACCCATATCAGTATTTATTCCTCTTGTAGTAGGAGATCCTAAAGGTACTTGTGGTAATCTAATTTCATCATTAGATCTATCAGAAACATTATTTATAAGTTCGTTATCAAAAATTGGCATATTAATATTTTTTTATTTGTGGATTTTTAAAAAATCAGAAACAGTCCCAGGACCAATTTGTTTCATTTGTTCTTGTACACTAGCAATAGATGTAAATCTATTCCCTACATATCCAGGTACCCAAACACTATTGTTATTTACATACATTTTTAAAATGAATGAATCATTATCACCTCCATCATTGTCAGCAGCTCCTTCAACATCAAACCTAACTAGTGGAGCTAACGCTGTACTTGATAAATGTGGAGCTTGATATCCACTAAATTTAGCATTCACTGCAAGAGAACTATCATCACCAACTCCTAATACATTAGTTGTATGAGAAGCAGAAGACATCACTTGATTTTTAACATCACTCCAAGGATTACCTTGAGCTATGTTTGGAAAGAATTTAGAAAGCTCACCAGATGTCATAGGGATAGTTTGTGTCTCAGCTCCATCTGTTACAACTAAATTAGCAGATCCATCATATCTTTTTTCTATTGTATATAAAACATTCTTCTTTGATCTAAGAGCAGATAGACTAGTAGGAGAAAAATCTCCCCATTTTTTAACATCTACTTGTCCAAGTTTATTAAATTCATCTGTTTTATTTCCAATTAATTGTTTAATATGTCTTTGATCAGTTGTATTATTATCATAGTCAAGTGTTCCAACTTGTGATTGTCTTTCAGGCATTTTTGCTGCTAGATAATCAGATTCAAATTTTTGTTTAGCTTGATGTATTTTAGATATCTGTGGATCAAATTTCATTTTAATGTTTTGTGCTTGATCAACTAACACTCTTTCTGTAGGATTTAATGCTTCACCATTAGCACGTTTTATATAAGCTTTTACTAATGGTTCTTCTTTTTTACCTTTATAAGCTTTTAATAATGCATCACTATCTAATACCATATTTGTTCCAAACTTTTCACCACCTAGTACAATACTTCCACCTTTACCACCAGTCCAATATGTTTCAGCATCTTTTGAAAAGTTATATAACTCATTTGATGAATATAATTCTCTACCATTTAAGTTTACTCCTACTTGGTTTTTAAGTACATCTTTTTGTTGATTATCAAATTTAGCTGATGCAGCTTTTGTACCATTATATAAAGCGTATTTCTGAGCTGCTGTGATTTCAAGTGCTCTTCTCTTCTCTAAGTATTGAGCTAAGTTAGGATTACCTAAAGCATTAACTACCTTCTCTGGATTTTTAAAATACTCTCTTGATAAGTAATCTAAATAACTAGCTTTTTGTTGAGGAGTTTTTAAAGAAGACTTAGTAACCTTATCTATATATTCATTTGTAAGAAGATCTATTTGACCAGGAGTTTTAATTCCTCCACCTTCTGTTCTATCTCCAATTATACTTAATATCTCTGCATTTAATTTTCCTGCACTAGGAGTGTCAACATCTGTAGACAATGCTTGATTTGTAACTGGAGGAAGAGATCCATCTTTTAAAGCTTTTGCATCTTCAGCTTTTTGTGCGGTTTCAACACCCCATGTGTACTGACCCCACTTAAATTTTCTATCTTCGTTTCTTTGATCTCTAGCAGCATTATCATAACTAAACTGAAGATTTCTTCTTTGCATATCCATCTGAGCATAAGGATTAGTTTTATACTCTTGTTTGTATGATTGATATGATATATCTTTAGCTAGATTATATAAAGTTTTTTGTGTATATAATTTATACTTGTAATCTTCAATATCTTTATTAGAATCTATTTGTGCAAACTCTGCATCTAATTGTTTACCCAGAGAACCATCTGATAATGTTGTACTAGCATCATTTATATCTGCTTGTATTTTATTTCTTTCAGCAGTTGTTAAATTAGGACTAGTGCTTAGTTCTACATTCTTTTGAATAATTTTATCATTCAACATTTGTTTTGAATCCTCATAATTCTTAACAGCATCTTCTTTAAAGTTATCTGCTGTCTTTCCTCTATAATGATACCAAGCATCTATACCTAATTGTTGTTTATCATTTTCATCTAATGAATCATAGAAGTTAGCTAAGATCTTTTCTGCTGGTTTACCTTTAGTTGTAATAGAAAGAATAGCATCATCTACAATTGGATTACCATTTTTATCCATTAAATGTCTACCTGTAGCAGTATCTCTTTTAAAAGGATCTTCAACAGTGTTATCTACTTCATGTACTTTTTCAGCAACATCTCTAAGTTTCTTTTCCATATCTGTATAATGGACATACTTACCATTATAAGATTCTTTTAAATGTGTCTTATTAATATATTGACCTGCACCTTCTTCAAACTTAGCTCTATTCTGAATAGATGACTTTCCAGCTTTTTCATCAGCCTCTAAAATCTTTTGTTGTTTTCTTAAATTGGCTGTAGAAGATACAGCATTTATTACATTAGGATCTTTAACTATTTGCTTAGTCATTCCATTAACAGAATTAACTAATTGGAAATTAGAAAAGTCACCACCAGCAACAAAGTTTAAATTATTACCTAAGCCATCTAATTTAGATTGTAAGTATTTTTTATCTAACTCAGAAGCTACATCAAGTCCTGCAACATTATCAATGCTAGTTTGTATTCTTTGTACACCCTCTTCGTACTTTTGTTGTTTGTACATACCTACCTTCAACATAGCCTCTACAGGTTGTTGTGCGACGTAAGGATTGAAGGTGGGGATTTTATCTGTATATGAAGCCATAGCGTATTAGTTAAGCAAATATAATATGAATTATTAGATTATACAATAGGTATAATAAGTTTTGTTAATTCTTTATAATTAAATTAGTTATAAATTTTTGTATGCTCTTACTACAGAGCTATTTTTTTGGTTCTTTTTAATTCCACCACCATTTTTCTTACTGGATAAATTATCAACCATTCCTTTTACATTTTGAAGATCAGTATCTGTTTGATCTGTATCATCTTTCTCTGTAATTTTTTGTAATCTTATTGGACTTCCGTTTGCATCATAAGCTGTAGCTTTATATCCTTCAGGAATTTCTTGATCTTTTCTATCTGTAGCTCCAGCTATATCTGTATCAAAGAATTGTAATCCATTCCAGTTCTGAGCTTTACCACTCTTACCAAATCTATAGTTGTACATGTTTTCATATACACCCAATGTTCTATTCTCAAGTTTATGCTTAGCATATTTATCAGCTATAGAATTAAGTGCAGCTTGTGTTGTAGCTTTAGTATTAGATTTAGCTAATGCTTGTTTACCCCATTGATCTGCAGCTATTCCTAAGTTTGTCATTTGAGCTTGATTCATAGTTGCTCTGTTACCAGAATAAACTTGATCTTTTTTAGCTTGATTCATTTGGAACTCTCTTGCATTGATATCATTAATTGCATTGTATCCAAGAGGAGCAGCATTTGATTGAGCAGAAGGATTATATCCAAGTTGTTTTTGAAGAGCTCTATCTCTAGCTACAACAGCATTACGTTCATTCTGTAAAGATATATCATAGGGAACATTTAGATCTGGTTGATAGAACTGTACAGGAACAGGATCCAATTGATTAGATGCCATAGCATTCCACTCTGGATATAATTGTTGATAATCCAACCCTTCTTGATCTGATGGTCTAAGATAATTTAAAAGTGCATTAGCAGGTATCTGCCAAGGAAATTTAGGTTTACTTTTACCAATAACATCTGGTACATCTTCTTCTGCTACTAAATCTTCTTCAGGAGCTGGTTCTGATTTTTTAGCTTCATCTGCAGTAAAACTAAGGTATTGGTCACCAAAAATAGGAAGTCCTTGTGGATTCTTTTTAGTTTTAGGGTCATCTAATATACGAGCTTTTGATCCTATTTTTTCTGATTTAGCGTTAGCCCAATTTTTAAAGTCATTTAAACTTATTGGATTTTTTGGATCTAACTTGTCTATACCAGGATAATCAGGAAATCTTTTCTTAAATTGTTCAAATTTTTCTTTTGTTACTCCTCCTGCAAATCCTGTAGCTTTGTCTAACTTCTGTGCAGGGATATTATCCATAGCACTAGCAGATTTAGTTTCTGTATCAGGTTTTTTAACACCCACATGTTTTTTATAATACTTACCATCCGCACGTAATGTATATCCTTCAGCCTTAAGTAGTTCTTTTGATTTCTTAGGAACAACTGTAGTTTCTTTTGTTGTTGTAATACCATCTTTAGCTTTACTAACTGTAGCACCCCACTTAGCATCTTTAGTTACAGGATCTTTATCTAACTTAACATATCCTTTAGCTAAATGTTCAGCACTAATATTTTTACCCATACCTTCTGATATTTCATCTTTAGCATCATTGATTGCATTCTGGTAGTTAGCTAATGTTATTTTTGTATTAGCTATATTTTTAAGACCTGAATCAGCTCCTTCAAGATTAGCTTTCAATGCAGAAAGTGTTAACTTATCAAAAGGAGTGTTCACCTTCAATGCTTCTAATGCATCTGTATTCTTAATGATAGCTTTATTGTGTTTAGCTTCTTGCTTAGCAAGTTCTATTCCAATGTTCTTAAATTTCTTACCATTATACTTATTTGCTATTTCCATAAGTTCTGGATCTTTAAATTGTGATGCAATGTTTTTGTTTACTTGCATGTTACCAAATACTACACCAGTATTTTCTGATTCACCAGTCATAGGATTTACTTCTCCACCACTTGCCATTTCAAACATAGGTTCTCCTCTTTCTACTTCTACAGGATTATCACCATATGTAATACCAATACCTGTATTTCCTTGTCCATCAGATTCATTATGTGACTGTCCTCTAAATAAAACTGTTTCACCAGATCCTGGCATATAAGGATTATGAGAAACTGTTTCAGCTCCTCCACCCCAATGAGTTTGTAATTGTCCACCCATAGCATATGTTTCCATAGCTCTTTCACTAGGAGGAGTGTATTCTTTTAAATGTCCACCAGCTCTAAATTTATGTGCATAGTCAGCAAAGTCTTTAGCATTATGATCTCCAAACATTGTAATCACTTGAGGATTGTATTCAGGATTCATATATCCACCATCTTCATAGTTAGGAATATCACCACCATTTCTTACATATCTATTATTTTGACCTTGTAAAGCTTGCATACTAGAATTAAGAGCCATGGCTTCTGTATTAATCTTAGTTTGATCCTCTGCTTTTTTAATTTTTTGAGGATTTGTATCTAATAATTGTCCACCGATACCACCAACAACTTCTCCAATTGCTCCACCCACAGGTCCCCAAATTGAACCAATACTTTTACCAACAGTTCCTCCAATCTTTCCACCAGCATTTTGTCCACCCATTGCTGTTTGTCCTGCTCCTGTAGCAGTATGTCCAATTGCTCCCCAAGGAGTTCCACCACCACCACCACTACTAGCAGCTCCAGAGAATCCACTTCCACCACCACTCATTGAATTCTGCCAATTAGCAAATCCACCACCACTTTGTAGAACATGAAGATAACCACCATGTCTAAAATCTTTTTGTTGGAAAGGATTATTTAATGGTTCATAACCACCATCTGTATAGATATCATTTCCACCATCATATGTATTTTGTATCTCTGTTGGATTACCACCTATTCTTCCACCACTTTGAAAACGTCCACCATTTCTAGAAAGTACATTTGTACCTACACCATATATAGGAAAGAATTCTTCACCTGTGTTTTGTATATCTTCTGGTCTAACATATTTTCTTTTAGATTCTTCTTCTCTAGTTGCAGAAGCTTGACGAGTAACATTACTTACAGCTCTATTTTGTTCAGCTTGTTTTCTAGCTCTTCTCTCACCTCTTAATTGATCATAACCTTCCATTAATTTACCAGTTATTCCAAGTGGATCTAAACCTTTTGCTGTTTTAGTTGCTGCACTAGGTCCACCTTGCACTTGTTGTGCTGAAGGCATTGGATTAAGTTGAGATAAAGTTTGACCAGATGGACTATTTCCAGCTGGTGTTAAATTAGTTCCAACAGGTTGAACTGGTTCTCGTGGAGGACCATTAGGTCCAGCATATATTGGTTGAGGTTGTCCATAATTTGTTGAACCTCCAGGAGAATTGTTATCCCACCAACTTCCACCATCTTGTGCTCTTGGGATATTGGTTCCATTTCTACTAGCACCACCAAATAAACCTCCAAGCATTTCCATGAATCCACCACCACCTTCTCCTCCACCACCTTCACCACCAAACATGCCCATGATGCCATCCATTCCACCACCACCACCTTCAGCATCTTCTCCACCACCAAACATTTTCATCGTGCTACCCACATCCATTCCACCACCATCACCTTCTCCACCTCCACCACCACCACCTTTGGTAGCAGTAGCTTCTAGCATAGCTTGCTCATAAGCAGCTTTTGCTCTTTCTCCTTCAGTAGATCCAGTATTAGATTTATCACCTGCATCATAAATTTCTTGAAAGTCAATTAACTCTGATTGTTTAGGAATAAATTGTTTAGGAGATGCTCCACCAATAAGATCACCCATAGCAGCTTTCTTAAAAGCTTTACCATGTTGTTTCATGAATGCTTCCTCTGAAGGATATTTCTTGTAGAACTCCTTTTCAGATTTAACTCCAGCTATTTTTAAAATTTGTGCTTTCATATTAATTGTATTTGTTTAGCCAGCCTCCTGGTTGTGGTTTATTATAATTTGTAAAGTTAGTCAATTGATCTAGATTTTGCAAACTCTTTTGTTCTTGCCTTAATCCATCTTTAGCCATAGGATATTCAGTAACCTTCTTACCCTTAAACTTATAGTCTTTTCCTGGCTTCATTAGTTTTGTATCTCCTGTATCAGATACACCAAGGACATCATAAGGAACTCCTTCCATGGTTATTTCATTACTTCCTATTTCTGTTATCTCTCCTGGATGATCCCATTGTCCTCTATCATCTTTAATGATTCCTCCATCTTTATTCATAGGAATATCTTTAATATTTGGTTTCCAGTTATTAATAGAAAATTGTTGATTAAAAGAATTTCCTGCATCTATTTGAAAATCTTTCATCATAGCTTCTCTATCAAATCTATTTCCTGGAAGTTTAAATTTAGGATCATGTATATAATCAGCTTCATCTCCTATATATCCTAAATGAGATCCTTTGTCTGGAGCAGTTTTATATTCAGTCATAGATGACCATTGCTGTCCCTCTGGCATTAATTTAATTCCTTTTTCTAAATCTTCTATAGTTTGACCAGTTAGAAATACTGGATCAGCTTGTCTTCTTGAAAGATCTGACCATTGATTACCAAGACCTTTTTCATATTGTCTTTCAAGACCTTTTACATAAGCTATATCTGCTTCAGTCTTTGCTGCATTACTTAATCTTATTAATTCTTCTTTTGGATTTATACCAGAATATTTCCACATCTCACCAGAATCTATAGCTTCACGTAATAAGTTTAGTTCTGTATTAGATGGTAAAGTTGTTACCTTAACATCATTAATTGCATTACGTATATCAGTTGGTTGAAAATATTGTTCATCTACTAATATTTGTTTAGGAGGTAGTATATTAGTATTAGCTGCTGCAGACTTTTTTGATTTTAATAATTTTGGTATAAATGCTTCAGTTGCTCCTAATGCTAGAGGAAGACCTATGTTTTTAACATAAGGCATATATGAATCTTCTTGCTGTGCTTTTAATGGAGCAGATCCTAATCCTGATGCCATATTACCAATGAATACTCCTGGATTAATATAATCATCAATAAAACTATCTGGATCTTCTGGAAAGATTCTAAACTTATCTCCTGTAGCTTGTGTTCTATCAGCTAACTGTTGTCTCCAATTATCATCAGTAAATAAGTTTCCTTTTTCATTAGCTATTACACTTGCATCAATTCTATCTTTTCTACCTTGTACAGTAGCTTTATCTTGTGCTATCTTATTAGCTTTAACTTGATCTTTGTATTCTTTAGTGTCTACCCATTTTCTATAATCTTCAGAGTTTGATTCTTTGTTTATAGATCTCTGTAATGGTGTATCAGCTTTTCTATCTTGTATGAATTTATTTGCATTGAATTTAGTTACACCATCTTGTGCTACATCATGTTTATCTAACCATCCTCCATTTTTACTAATACTCTTAGGTTTGAAATCTAATCCATTTTGATAGTAACTCATCTCTTTACCATTCTGTGCACTGGCCATTGTTTTCTTTGCATACTTCCCATTACTAGGAGCAGCTCCTTGTGTACGTGCATATGAGAAACCTACAGCTCCTGCTATAGTTCCACCCATCGCTGCTTGAGGAACATAGTTAACTGGATAGACAGATCCACCCATTTGAAATTGTCCACCCCACGCAGGAGAATAGTTTCTACCTTTCATAGAATATCCTTCTCCTTCATATCCTTTAGGAACAGAGGTATTGGAATCATTATAATTCTCTTGTTTACCGTAATTATCTAACCAACCCTTTGCCATTTTACTTGTAAGATATTTGACTTGGTGCAATTATGAATTGACTTACCAAGTGAGTTGTTGATGTGTTATCAAGAATGTGTCTCACCTTAACTTCTTTTGCTCTCATTGTTGCTTTTTTAAAACTTCTTAATCCGTAGTCTATGTTTTCTTGGTTTACCACCTTGTCAATAGAAAGACTTTCACATGTTGTATTAAATAAAGGAACCTGAGAACTTATCTCTGCAGCCCAGAATGTATTATACTGATAAAAATTATCACTCTTAGTATAAAGAATAGTTTTACTCTCTGTATTATATATAGGATATTTTAAATAAGCACTTAAGTTATGTAATGGTTTAGCTACAAGTTCTAACACACCTGTTGATTGTTGGTTGTTATAAATTACAGCTTTGTTAAACCATTTATCATTTGTTTCTATTCTTGTATTAGTATTAAATATACCATCAGGTATAGGAAGATATTCATATGCCAATGTATAGTCTACAATATTCTGTAATATCTCATCCTGTATTTTATATGCAAAAGGATACTCAATAATATATGGTTCTATTTTACCATAAAAAGTATTATACTTTCTTATATTAAGTAAGTGAGTCCATGTACATCCTGTTATAATTTGTTTGATCTGTATATTTACATAGTCTGATGATGTTATATCTTGAACACTAATGCTTTTTTCTGCTATACATTTACCTGTAGACTTAATAGTAACAATAATTACATCATCATTGACAGTATAACTTATCCCTGCTACAAGAGTTTTTTTAGGAACATCCTGTGCTATTATATTCCCAAACTGATCATAGATTGTGAATGGTCCAGCACTGGGTCCTACTTCTGTTAATTTTATACTTATAATTTTTGACATATTAGCAGATTCCGTTATTAGTTAATGTTACTTCTGCTGGAGTGCTTGGACAACATCTTGCACAGAAGGTTACTGATGAAGGTCCTCCTCCTGAAAGTCCTACACTCACACTACCTGGTACTCCTGTACAATCTGTATAATTTACTGTTACTATTCCCACTGTAGATTTAATAACAGTGTATGATATACAAGGAGCTACTGTAGTGGTAGTTGAACTAGTTGGAAAACAATTTTCTATTTGTGTAATTATTCCACCTACTACATTATAAACTATTCCATAGAATGAGCTTTCATTTGTAAAATACCAACCATCAGGAACTACTGTACAATCTGTTAAAGTACTAGCACCTGCATAAACTCTATGCCCAACAGTAAGAGTTGAATAACTTACTATTATTGTATTTACTACAGTGTTAGGTGGGATAGTATTTAAATAATTAATTGCATTACAAGCATCTGTTTGACTGCCTGTTGAAACAATAGTTACTGGTATAGATGTTATTGTGTATCCAATAGCAAATTCATCTTGTGATAAATTAATAGGTCTAACACAAGGTGGAGGACCAGGGGGTACAGTGATGATACCATTACCAGCTAATATACAATCAGTCAATACTATAATTCCAACAAGCGTACAATCTTTTCCAGTTGATGTAGTACTAGTTGTAGTAGTAGTAGAACCACCTATAGTGGTTGTAGTTGTAGTGGTTGGAGGATCAGGTATTATAGGTCCAACAACAAAATCAAAATCATCACAACAACCATTTATTCCTGAATAAAAGAAATTGTTTTCTCCTATATAGAAATTAGGAATATAACTATGGAAAGAGATCCAGCTTTGTGTATTAAAATTATATGATACAGACCAAGACTTGTTACAGAAATAATCAGTATCTCCTAATGCAATAACTGTTATAAGTGGTTCACTGCCAACAATAGGTTGTTCTATATAAAATTCTTTTGTTACATAATTATACTTAACATCAGAATCAATAGGAATATAATCAAGTTTAGTTATAATGATTCTTTCATATCTAGCATCATATACACCATGTAATCCCACTCCATTGAAATTATTATCTATATCAACTCCTGGTATATTAATTGGTTTACCATTCACTATTATTTCTTTACTTGGAAAATATTTTAATATTTCAAATGATAAATGGTTTGTAAAGAAGTTATTCATACCTGAAGAGAAAGATGTTAAATCTTTAGCACCATCTCCAGATATTAAGAATACTTGTCCTCTCTTAGCATCTATAGTTATTTGTCCTTGTGGAATCTTTAATAAGAATTTATTTTGAGCACCTACATATCCAAGATCTGTTTCAGCAAAATCAATTGGAGGGGAGCTTCTAAATAAAGAAGGGTTACCCATATAAGCAGCCTGTGGGTTACTTGTATCAATTGTAAGTAATGTATTATATAATAAAGATTTGTTCTCAAATCTAGCTAGAATAGCTTTGTTTTGAATACCATCTAATGATACAAGATTACCATAATTCTGAGGGAAATCAAAATAAGAAACTGATCTATATGTTAACCAACTATTGATTCTATTATCAGCATCTGTATTTTGAGAGTCTGAATAGATTGTTCTAAATGGATAATATGTAAAACAGAAATCTTTAGTCCAGTCAGCTGGTAGATGTGTAAATGTATTTTCTTTATTCTGTTTTGAAAATGTTACATTATAATTGTATGTATTATCATATGCTATAGATACAAATGCTTCTTGTACCCAATCATCAGGAATACTAGAACTAACATGTGGCCAGTAATCACCTTCTTTATTATTGAAAGCCTGTCTTAAATCTGTATTATAATCACTCTCACAATAAAAGTTAGGAATTCCATATGCAAACATATAAAAGTATCCATTATAATATGTTCTATTAGGATTATCTTGACCTGGAAAATTTGGACCATCTCCAGTAGGTCCAGGTAATTGACTATTTTTACAATCAAAATGGTGTGCTTTAAATGAAATAACATTTGAAAGAACTCCTTGAGGAGTTGTATAATCTTTTAATATAGATCTAGCAGAGTGCCAATATATTGGATAGGCTATATTACCAATCTCATCATAAAATACATCACTATCATCAGGAGCATTAACTCTATTATCTATAAAGAATGGTAGTTTAGTTTTAAATGCAAATCTACCTATGAAGGTATCACCACCAAACACTATATTACTTCCTACTGATAAAGGATTAATAGGTGATTGAAATCCTGTATCTACTGTAGTGTATGTATATATTTGTCCCCATTGACCTGGGATTATATTTTTTAATGAAGCATAATAAGATACTACACTAAGATCTTGTTCTTTAGCAGGAGTTGCACATGCAAAACTATCACCAGCAGTTATTCTAGATTTATCTTCAACAATAGGAACACCTCCTACAATCATACTAGGACTATTACTAGGTAATGGTAATGCTGGTATTGTACCATCAGAACCTGCTGTTCTTAAATAAACAGATGATTCTCTTCTATAATTATTTATAGGAGCATTTCTCAAACCAACTCCTGGTACATTAACTGTATCACCAACTGATTCAACACCAGGAATAAGATATCTATTAATATCAAGCATTCTTTGTTTGATACCAGTGACACCATTTGCTGTAATATTATTACCAATACCTACATTATAATTATAATCAGCTATTGAGTTATATGAATAAGCATAGTTTCTTCTTGTAATACCATTTATATAAATAGTTAAATATGCTTGGTATACAGTGAACATTGCTGTTGCATTATATCCAACACTCATTCCTCCAATATCTGATGCACTCTTAAGTGCATCTCTTTGTGCCTCTTCTGTAAGAAGTTTATATTTAGCATTACTTCTCACCTCAACAAAATGTCCAAGTCCTTTACCAAACATTACATTTTCTAACTTAAGAACATCTCCTAAAAAAGGTTGTCCAAAAGATGTTTCAGGAGAATTAAAAACTTGTCTATATGCAAGTTCTGGTTTATTAGTTATTTCTGTTTGTGGAGTTTCTACTTTACAATCATCCACTCTTATTCGAGCATTCAATGCTCTTCTATCATAATTACTACCACTAACCTTTGCTACACCTGTATCTTTTATTGTATTTACATAATATGTAGATCCTGTACCAAACAAACCACCAGCTACCCATTGTCGTTTAATTCCTTCTACTGGATCATTCCATTCTGCCTTCCATCCAGCACGAGATCCTTTTACATATATATAATAAATATCATAATTAGAAGGTCCCACTGTAGCAATAATTCCAGGAGCAATTGTTTCATGACCACCTGCATTAGTCTTCATTTTATTAAATGGTCCTGTACCTTGAAATATAGGTCTAGTGATAGAACATAATACATGTTTACCTAATGTATAGAATTTTTGATATGCAACTTTATCATTATTACAATTAGTGTATTCAACTTCTATATATGTAGGAATACCAGTAGTGGGCATATTAAATGCTACTATATTAATGTCCCATGGTTCACATATATCTATCCAAGCATTATTAGTTGCATTTAAGAAAGGATCTCCACTAACATCATTATATGGATAGTTTGGATAGTAATAGGTTTGTTCTTCTCTTTCATAAGAGTTTACATTACGAAGTATCCCTTTAGCTATAATAGATTTGTGTACACCTCTATTACCTCTAATTATTTTAAATGATGCTATCTCACGTTTCTCATCATCAGTTAAATTAGAATTATAAATAAGATTTGAAATCTGACCAATATCAATTTTAAGACCAATAGGAAATACAGCATCATTCCCCATCACCATTGATGTAGAAGTTGAGAATGGTTTTGATTCGTTTATAGGAGAAACTAATACATCAGGAAATTTATGATGTCTAATAGGTAATCCAGCAAGATCTCCCCATACATCTACATTACAAGGATATTCTTGATCTGATTCCCAATAAGCCATTTCACCATATTGATAAGGTCCTTTATAATCAGGAGCTGGAGAATATCCTGGAGATGTTCCAATTACAGAAGCTGTATTATATATCTTCCAATAAGGACTATAATTTGTACCTTGATTAGGATTACCTATAAAATCTGAATTTGTATCAGGTATATTTGGTTGACTGAATTCATTAAAATTTTGTACTCTACCAGGAATATGAAAACCATCTGTTTGTTTTCCATTCTTTAATAAGAATACAATTTCAAATGCATACACCTCATCACGTAGATATCCACGTAAGTTTGTAGCATTTAATTCATCAGCATAGTTTTCATTAGCAGGGATTCTATATGTTTCCCATTGGACATCTATTTGACTAGCTATTGATTGATAGTTAAGTCTACTAATAGATGTAAGATTATCCCATACAAGTATATCTTGTACAGCTGTTAAATCTTGTGCAATATCATAATACGGAAACTTCTCAAATATATCAGCAATGGTTAATTGTATTGCAGTGACATCTTGTCCAGTATATGTAATTTGATCATTATTTTCTTCAATAAAATATGTACCTACTAATTCAACAGATGTAGTGTTGTTGATTGTTTTGATTACAGCTATGTTGTAATATTGATATTGTCCTGTAATGTCAAGATCTGTTATATTAAGAACAATAGATTTACTAACAGCAGTGTTAAAATTAACTGTTGTTAATTGCTCATCTACTATAGGTGTAGGATTTGTTACTGAATAATATGATGTATATGGATTACCTGATGGATCACAATATTGTATAGCAAATTGATATGTACCTGATATAAGATCTCCTCCAGAAACAACATCTGTTACTTCTAGTAAAGGAATACTAAAGTTTGGTTGTAATTTAAGTTGATTACAATCTAGTTCATCTGTATATTCAGCATCACATAGATTAGTACCATATACTATTATTTTTGGAACATTATTAAGATCTAAATATCTTCTTGGATTAAGTCCATCTGTCCAATATATTTCTATTGTACAATTTGTAATCTTATGTACTGTCTTGTGTATTGGATTATTAATATTAAAATTAAGACAAGCTGATTCTACTAATGTATGATATATACAATCATTGTTATCCATATACCCAATCTGACACATGTCTGTTAGAGGATTCAGTAAAAAGAATACATGCTTGTTTTTCTCATTTATAAAATGAGTACCAATTAGCAAATAAGATTTTGGAAAGGTGATACATAGATCATTACCCATTTCATTTTGGTAGTTCACTATGTTTCCATCAAAATTTTCAATAGCTGCATTTAAGGCATATGTAAGTGACCCCTGTTTAACTTGATTAACAGAGCTGTCTAAGTTTAAGCCAGCAGTTGCAGAATTAATATCTTGATTTATATTACCTTTTGAGTTTTGTTCGTCAGCCATTATATATATTAATTATTACGTCTTCTACCAGCTCTATTAGTTCTGTTAGGAAGTTCATACATATTAAATCTATTAAGATCATTCTTAATCCTTCTTTGTCTTTCCCAAGGGGTTTGTTTTTTCACTTCAATATCAGCCATAACAAAAGCTTCTTCGTAAGCTTGTTTATGATACATCAGTTTTTGTTGCAACTGATTAAATGTTTCATCATTGGTTTGATTAGTAAGTATTTCAAACACTTTAAATTTAATAAATGCTTCTACATATTCTCTAATACGATAGTTATCAGGAATCAATTGATTTCCTATATCATCATACTCTGTTGCATAGAATATTAAATGTACTACACCATTTCTAAAATTAGTTACAAACTTATTATCTCGTATATCAAATGAGTCATAACTAGCAGCACCAGGTGTGAACTCATGAACAGGAGGAGCTTGAGATTGAAATTCCCAATTGTTTGTGTATTCCACTCCACAGTTTTGTCTTGCAGAGATGTTTCCAGGCTTAAGTAAATAGTCATGAGTAAATCCTCTTGCTACACTATTATTTGTCTTGTATACAGCTTGTACTAATACAGGCATACATGTACCATCACATTGTGGAACTTGACAACCAGGTCTATTACAAGGAGTTCCTCCAATAGTTAATGGAGCCACTTGTATAGTAGTAGCAGAAGCTGCTTGTGAATAAAATGAATTAGCTGATTGATATGGAAAGCCTGCTACTTCTGTAGTCATCCATGCTTCTCTAACAGCATAAAAGTTATCAGGAAGTCTAGCTTGAAAGTCTTCAATAAATAAAACTTCTTCACTTATTACATACGTAGTTCTTCCTAACTTCTTTAGAGCTTTATCTAAGTAAGTAGGAAATAACAAATCGTCTACAGCACCTGTATCAAAATAAGATTTTAATTCTTCTTTAACAGTTGAGTAGACAGGCTCTGGGCTTATGAAAGCATATTTATAGTAGTACGACATAATTTATTTTTTCCATTCGTTATAGACATATTGATACTTGTCGTTGGTCTTTAAGTAATGTGATAGAAGTCTTGATGTAAGTCTAGAAGGTTTGAAATACCAAAGATCAGAATTTTTAAACCTTGCTGTGGTTTTAAACCACATCCAACCAAAAAAATAACCTTCTGTATGATAATTAAAGTTATATATAACCTTTCCTTTCTCTTTAGTCTTTTGCCAGTCGATTGGTAGATTGACAAACTCTTTACCATCTATATTATTTTTTAGTTTTCTTCTTTTCTTTTTATTGATAGAGAACTCTCCAAATCCATAAGGAAGCTTTGCTTTCTCACCTGTCTCTAAAATATATTCTTTAAAAGATTCATTATAGGTATATAATATATTTCTCCACTCATCAAACGTTAATTTTATAGCTGAGTGTTTCTTACAAAACTGATTATAGTTGTCTTTGCTAGAACTTCTCCAATCAATCTTTGTTCTCATTAATTAGTTGGTTTTGAGTTTGGTGATTGACCATCTATTCCTTCTGCACTAACATCTGTTTTAAGTGTGAAGTAAGTAGATAATAGTTTCTTTGATGTTAATTCAAGGACTTGTTGTTCTAAGTATCCAGGAAGAGCAAACTCTTTATCTAATGGGTTAATACATATCTGTTCATTTGTATACTCAGGAGATCCACATCCACATTCAGGATACATGATATCATTGTGCACATCTTCTTCGAAGAAAGCTACAAATCTAATTGCTTTAAGTAAAGGATTGTTTACATAAAGATATCCATTAGTAATCCAGAAGTATTCTTCTTTTTTGATTACAGGAAGTTTTAAAAGATTTAGATATCTATTAATAGATATTTCTTTTAGTTTCTTTCCTTTACCACTTAAAGCATTAATAGAATAAACTCCTTGTATAACATATTGATAGTTTCCTTCAGATATACGTGGGAGTTTAAATTTAGTTCTAGCTATAGAACAAGGATCAACATAGTTACAACATTCAGAAATAGATACCTCTATCATCTCTAAACAAGGGATAGTGGTAAATAGTGTATCAGTTGCCCATAACTTTCTAAGATTGGTTTCTCTCTTGATTAATAACAAGGAGTTGTTTCTTATCTCAGATGCGATTGCTCTATCTGTAATAAGACTATCTGTAGAAAGTATCTTGTGGACACTTCTAACATCACTGACTAATTTTCTTAATGTTGCCATAATTATATTCGAGTTTCAAACTCTGCTATCTTACCTAGATCAAGATCATAGACTAAAGCAAGAGCTGCTCGTACTGAGTGTACGAAGTTATTATCTAAGTGCCATCTATCTGTTCCAGATAAGCTAGGCATTTGTTGTATTCTTACACCTTTGACTTCTTTAGCCATATAGTGATGTTTATCTCCTGTATGCACCTCTCTATATTTAGCATTACCAAATGCTTGACTGTATTGAGGATGTGTTGCAAACAATAATGGTAGGTCTTCTAACTTACAATTACCATGGTGCCAACCAATGAATGTATTACCTAATGTTATTCCTTTAATAACTGAATGCTCTCTTATAAATTCTACATCAAGATTATCTTTGAAATATACATCTAATGCATGAGCTAAATAAAAAGACTTAGTTCTGTCATGATTACCTTGCACAAGAACTACTTGTACAGTGCTAGAATGTTGTCTCAACATATTGATTGTATCTACAAGAACAGAGAATCCTAATTCATATTCTGAATGATATTCCATTATAGTATCTTGTGGAGTACCTTGTGTAGTTTGGTTTTGATAGTTATCAGTATGAAAGAAATCATTTGATATAGGCAACACTACAGTGTTTACATTATAATTAGCCTCAACTTTGTTAATCAAAGACTGAGCCATATTAAAATATCTCAAAGCTCTGGTTGATGGATCATTATCACCATCTACTGTTCTCTTAGCTAAATGATAATCAGCTATAGATATTTCTACATCTACATAGTCTTTACTATTAGTACGATCTACTTTAGTGATTGATATATTATTTGGTTTGTAGTTTTCTAAAAACTTAGCAAAGTCTTCAGGAGAGTAATCTTTTGCTTCTTTTCTTTTTGAAAAGATTGAGGAAGTAAAACTTCCACTTGGTAACATCTTAGACCAGTAGTTGGTAATGACGTATTTATCTAGGTTTATCTTATGTAGCATAGCTAACTCAAGATCATCTTTAGGTTCAAATGTACTAGTGACAGTACTTTCTATTGTTCCTTTTTCAACATTTACTTTTCTAATTTCCCCTGTAGAAACATTAAGTTCCATTGGAGATTCATTATCTTTTTCTCTAAGCTCTCTAAGAAGTTCATTCACTTCGAATTCACTTATTCCTAACTTCTCTGCATAGAACTTTTTACTTTTCTTTTGCGTCAATAACTCTTCTAATCGATACAATAAGCTTTGATTTTCAGACATATGTAATTTAGTTTAATTAAAAATATCGTAAAGATAAACAATTGTTTTTATATATTCCAAATAATTTTAATTAAAAACGTTATTCTTTATAATCAAATTAGTTATAAAACAAAAACTCCCCAGACAAATGCCTAGGGAGAAACCTTGTAAAACCAACAAAACAAGGTTTTTTGTTTTAATTATATATTATCCTGGAAAAGGGATTTCACAAGAACCAGCCCATCCACATTCTGGAACTACTGTTGTACCATATAAATATGCATCTGTTGCATTATTAGGATATGTTGTACTTATTATTGTCCCACAGTGGATTTCATTTAATGGATCACCAGGGAATATAAATTGTATCACTTGTCCTATACTCCATGATGTAGAAGCTTTTGGCATATTGTAATTAAATCCAGAAACACATGCTATTATTTCATAATTAATATTTTCTACAGGAGCAGGTGTAGTAGTAGTTGTAGTAGTTGGTGCAACACAAGCACCACCTAGAATTGTATCTGCTGGATGAGTATCACTTATAAGTGGATTAATAGCACATATTACTTCTGCTGGGCCTTCTGGAGGAACAATAGCATCAATAATTAAAGTATCACCACAAGGTATATATTGTACTGTATGAGTAGCTCCTACAACAGGATTTATTGTATATGTTGAACACAATGGAATTGGAGGTTCTTCAGTTGTAGTAGTAGTAGTTGTTGAAGAACTAGTAGAAGTACTTGTTGAAGTAGATGTACTAGTACTGGTAGATGTACTGGTAGATGTACTAGTTGATGTGCTTGTAGAACTACTACTTGTAGTGGTGGTTGTAGGAATTAAATCAATTGTTATATCAATGTAATTTGTACATACTCCTACAGATATCACTCTAATTATAGTTGTTCCATTAGGCACAAGTGATGTTGTGTATCCAGCTATTAAGAGTGAGGCAGATATACCTGTTTCAAATGGAACTGTATACCCATCTGCATTTGAATAAAGATTGAAAGGACCAGCGTCCCCACCAATTGGTAATACCAATGTTATTAATGTTGTCATATTTTTTTATTTATTATATTATTTAAGGAGTTGTTGTGCTAGTAGTAGTTGTTGGTACTACAGTGGTTGTTGTTGTAGTTGTACAAGCTGCTATAATATTCATAAGTTCACTACTAACTGTTACAGCTATTGCACATAATGAATATGTACAAGAAGAACTAAAACATGTATCACTAACTGTTTGTACTATACCATCACAATCTATATATGTTGCTGTAAATGTTGTAGAATAAGGATCACTTTGAAATTCATAGCAAGTATTAGCAATAGTGGTAGAAGTGGTAGTTGTACTACTTGTACTACTAGTTGATGTTGTTGTACCATATAAAGGTATGTCAATAAAATTAGTACAATCTCCTACAGATCTTATTCTAATAATTGTTGCATAATCAGGAACAAGTGCAGAAGAATATCCTGCAAGCAATGATGCTTTGGGAACATTTGTTTCAAATGCTGATGTGTATGCATCAAGATTTGTAAACAGATTAAAAGGACCTGAATCAGTTCCAGCAATTGTTAATGTTATTAATACTGTCATATTATTTTATTTATTGGTTTATTTAATCTTGTGCTATACGTACTGAATATCCTGAACTTTTTATTTCATCTGATGTGTACAAATCATCACTATAATAATAACAAGCTTTATAATATGCATTAGTTGAATCAAATTGTGTTGATGTCCAAAAACTTGAAAAATCACCAGGACTATAAAATCCTCCAGTTGTACCATTACGATTTCCTGCAGGTAATGCTGTAAATCCAGTACTATTTGTTGCTCCAGTGTTTGGTGATGCCCAAAGAGAAGTACCAGTTTGTTTCATTTTACCACCAGTTACATTTGGAAATCCTATTGGATTTACAGAATAATAATAACACCACCATTCATCATTAGTTGGAATATGATAGCCTGTAGGAGCTAATCCTCTTGAATCATTAACAGCGTACCAATTGTACAATTTACCATATATAGCATCGTTAGCAGGATCATTGTTAACATGACACCATGCACCAGTAGTTAAAGCAGCCCATCCAGGATTTGGTCCAAGACCAACACTTACATATTCAGGAATAGTATCACCATTTCTATATGTTGTAACATTAAGATTTGTAGTTTCAAATACAGGAACCTGACAAGTTGTAGTGGTTGTTGTAGTTGATCCAGGTACTGCAGTAGTAGTAGAAGTAGTAGTAGAACTTGTGCTTGTAGTAGTAGAACTTGTGCTTGTAGTGGTTGTAGAAGATGTACTAGTTGAAGTACTAGTTGAACTTGTTGTACTAGTAGATGTACTACTACTACTACTTGTTGTAGTTGTTGTAGGATCTGGAAGTTGATTAGCATCTCCAGTAAATATACATACTGGAAGTTGACTAGCAGTTCCTGTAAAATCACATATAGGACAACATATATTAAGTTGATTATTTATATTGATTATGTCTTCTCCTATAATCATTATGTCCTCAGTGATATTTGTTATATCTTCTGTAAGCGTATTTATACTAGATGTAACATTACATACAACAGCATCTAACTTAGCAAGAACTGTATTTAAGTCATCACAAGTTTTTATATCTGTACAAGGAAGTTGAGTGCCATCATATATGAAAGCACTCGTTCCTGTTATTGTTGTATTATTTATCTGAGAGCAATTAGCCATGTTTTATATTTTTATTTATGCTGGGCATATTGGGAAACTAACTATTGTGCTATTAACTATTTCTACAATTGTATAGATTCCACTATAATCAATTATATAATATCCATCGTTAACTAATCCTATTATACATCCTATTGTAGAAGAATAACATCTATCTCCTATTCCAGGAATTGGTACATTAAAATATACAAGATAACCAGAACTTATATTACATGTAGTGTTTTGTAAACAAATTTGTGAACTACATGCATCTACTAATGAACTAATAAAATCAGGAATTAAATCAGTTCCTGCAATTGGTTGCCAAGGATAATCATGTGTTTCAGCAGCATTACATGTTGTTGTAGTTGTAGTTGTTGGTAAACAAGGTCCAACAGATACTAATGTTCCTTGTGAAATATTAGGATAAGGTACAGCACAAAAATCAAAAGGCTTTGGAAAATCTGCAGCTGGTTGAGTTATTGTTATAGGAGTACCAGTTACACATTCAATATATTCTAAAGTTACTACAGTAGACTGTGGTTCAATAAGAGTAGTATCATAACTCCATTGTATACAAGCAGTGGTAGTGGTAGTTGTAGTTGGTACTGGACAAGCTCCACCAATACAAGTATCCCCAACGGTAATTGTTACAAGAATATTATCTACAAATCCTTGAGATCCACAAACCTTTATAACTTCAAGAGGAGTAATATTTACATCTGTAATAGGAAGATTATCACAATCAGTATATCCTATAACATGAGATGATTTATCATCCGTATTGTTAAAAGTTAAACAATCACAAGGAAAACCTGTAGTTGTAGTTGTAGTTGTTGTAGGTATAGCTGTAGTAGTACTAGTAGAAGTACTCGTACTAGTTGATGTACTGCTAGAAGTGGTAGTAGTAGTTGGGTCAGCTGTAGTAGTACTAGTTGTAGTTTCCTCAACAGCAGATCCATCAAACATACAATCTATTGCTAATGTAGTAGTAGTTGTAGTAGTTGGTTCACAAGGACCTATTGGTGTTACTATAACAGTATCAGGAACTATTAAAGAACTACCTGTTATAATACAAATATTTGTATATCCTGGTACTAATATAATAGCTTCTTGTAATCCTGTATTACAATCAGTTATAAGTAATGCTATTGAAGTTACTCCTGTATTATTTAATAAGAAACTTTGACAAGGTGAAAATATAGTCGTAGTGGTTGTAGTGGTAACATTACAACATACATCTAATTGATTGTTTATATTGATTATGTCACCATTGATAGTTATTATTTGTGCAGTAATATTATTAACTTGAATAGTTAATGTATTAATCTGTGTAAGTAAGTTACATATAATCTCATCAATCTTTTGTAATATAACATTAAGTGTATCACATGGCTCAGCTATTATACAAGATAATGCAAGACCATTATATACAATAGTGCTAGAAGCAGTTAAGTTTGTTGAACATGGATCATTGCTATTACAACCACTATTGGAAATAACAGAACTACATCCACAAGGATCATTTATAACTACATCTGTGCAGCAAGGATTTACTGGTAAAAAAGGATATGCCATGTTATTGATTTATTAAGGTCTGTATTGAATATAGTAACAACCTAATCCAGGTTGATAATTTGGATGTGCTTCTCCTCCTCCTTGTGCTCCTATTGTTATATTTGTTACTGCAGTTAATGTAACATTTTCAGCAAGTAATGTAGTAGGATCAGGAATTGATGCTCCAACTGCACCAGTTCCAGAAGCAACAATATCAGCATCCATAAATGGTACTGCAGGAGATATAGTGTGTGTATGAGGATTAGGAGATAGAGCAGTGGTAGCTGTAGTACCTGGATGTGCATGAGAAGGTAACTGTCCAACAGTTAATGTAACATTATTTTGACCTAATGGTGTGTTTAAAGCATAAGTAGGATTACCTAATGCTGGATCAACTTGAGGAGTATATGCTCCTCCACCAGGAACTACTGTAACACCAACACCAACTCTACCTCTTTTATCTGGTGTACCATTCAATCCATTACAAAGATATATATTTGCCCAATCACCAATTCCTACTCCTGTAGAAGAGAAGTTACCTAATGGTCCATAATATTCAACTACTGAAAAAGGAACCATTCTGTTACTAATTGCATTAACTCCACCTGAATGAATAATTAAATAGTTAGCAATATAAGCATCTAACTCAGCACCATTACTTGAATAGTTTACTTGAAGATTAAGTGCAAGTGCTGCTAAGTTAACTTCTATTTGACATAGTTTATTAATAACAGCTTGTACAATAGCATGTGTATCTGAAGATGATGTAACACCTGTCAAACATTCAATTGTATAAGGTCCATTTAATAAAATAAGTTCTCCATCAATAACATTAATTTGTTGTTGAAGAGTACAAGCAGATTGTATAAGAGCTTTTGATATATCTACAATAGAAAGATCTCCACAAGTAGGAAGATAAGTTTGTACAAGAGTACATACATTTATATTACCTAGATCTATTTTTATTCCTGTACCATCTAATGTAGATGTAAGGAATGTAATCAATGCTTGTTCAACAAATGATAAAGAATCACCTGTTTGAATTCCTAGGACAGGAACATCTATTCCTGTATATTTAACACATCTGTCAGAGACAATCTCTGTACATCCGTTATAACAATTTGAGCAATTGGACATATTATTTATTTTTTAAAAGGTTTAATATATTATAGTTTTATAAATCTTGCGTATAGAGGATCATTTATAGTGTATCCTAAATAATCTCCCCAACTAACATATCCAAAAGCAGTATTAACACTACATCCATATGCTGGAAACGTAGAAGGAGAATACCCATGAGCTTCAAATCTTCCATCATAATTCCATAAAATATTTCCAGCGTTCCAAAGAGGAGATCCATATCCTTGAAAATCTATTCCAGTTTCTCCTGCATTACTTTGATCTGTCCAAAAAGTTGGATCCCAATTACCTGGATTAGCAGCATATAAATTTTCTACAGGTAAATAAGGATTACAGTCATAAAAATATTGTACATCAGTTGTTGTTAATCCTCTCCATCCTGGAGGAGGTAAGTTATTAATAGCCACTTGGTTATATAAACAACCTCTGTATGCCTCAGCTGGATCAAATTGCCAATAAGTATAACAAGGTATACTACTAGTAACATAGTTATTCCATTCTGTTATATCAGCAGCATACACTATAGGAGTACCATCAGTTAAAACAGTAAGATTTGAATTCTCAGTTGTTATTATTCTACCACAAACAGTTACTGAAGGTAAAACCATAGCAGTAGTAGTAGTTGTTGTGGTAGGTGCAGCAGTTGTTGTAGAACTAGTAGTTGTACTTGTAGAACTAGAGCTTGTAGTAGTAGTAGTTGGAGGTAGAGTGGTACTAGTTGTCGTTGTAGTACACTCATCTGTATTTATCACTACAATATTTGGTGATACATTAAGAGATACTATTGTACTTATACAAATACTAGATAGTCCTTGTAAAACTATTGTTTGTGGTTCTCCTGTATTACAATTACCAATCAAGAATGATTCTGCAGAATTTGCAGTGTTATATAATATAAATGATTGACAACCCATCATTGCAGTGGTTGTACTTGTTGTTGTAGGATTAGCTACTATATCGATCTCACAAGGAATTTCTAAACAAGGTTCTGGTGTATTACATCTACTAACACAACCTGCTGTAATACGTATAACTCTGCTAGCTATCATAGCTACAGAGTATTCATGCACATAATTAGGATTACAATACTTATGAGTTAGTATCCTTTTATATGCTATTAATTGAAGTATCTCACCAGCAGGTATAGGTTGATTCAACATATATGAAATGTTGTTATACAAACTATTACCAAGCTCTGCTAACTTGCAATTTATTTTTTTAAGTAAATCAGGAATGTTAGAACACTCAGGGCAATTTGTTAATCTTGGTGATAACATAATAGCAATTTATTTATTTATTTACTTTAGCAGCACATGCTGCACACACTCCGTTTGTCAATTGACAACCGCACCCTACATTAGCTCCACAGCTTGAACATTGTGCCATAATTAATAAAAGTTTATTTGGTAGTTGTTACCTGAACAACCACAGTTGGATTTAAGAAAACTGTTTAACATATTATCTGCCTGAGCATATAATGTATTTGATTCAAATTCTGCACAGTTATTAGCTGCTGCAATAGCTCCTTGAATAAAGAAGTTGATTGTATTTAATGTTACGCTAGATTGAGTTTTAAGGGCCCTATCGCACTCCATCATATTTAATTGAAGAAAAGCATTGTCGAACTTCTCTTGAAGTCTCTCAACACGTAATATTGTTCTCTCTACATAATTTGCATATGCAGGAGCAACTGAATATTTTAATCTATACACTCCATCAGGAAGAGGTTGATTACAACCAATTTCTGTTATCCCTAAATTAGATGATGTAAATACATTGATTTCATTAGGAACAAAAGGTAATATCTTTGTTCCAAATCCTGGTATTTCAATCTCAATAGATGGTGCTGAGACCACTGGAGGATTGGTAGGATATACAGAAGCATCTGCAACACCAATTGTAAGTACACTATAAGTAGGAACTACTAATATATCTAATTGTAAGTTTGCCATGTTTTTTTAATAAATATGCCAGAGGAATATGAGTGTATCCTCTTTCCCCTGGCATAGGTTATTTAATAATATTTTACTTCTTCTTAGTCTTAAGGGATAAGAGTAGAAGTTGTAGTAGTAGTAGATGCAGGAGCACTAGAGGTAGTGGTTGTAGTTGTAATACAAGCATTGTTATCTATTACATCCCCTAAAGCAGCAACTAATACCTCTTCGATATCTGCAGCAATTGTAGCACCACCTGTTTGTGAAGCAGCATTTGGAGCAGCAATAATTACAGTAGAATCTTCTTGAATGTAATCACCCCATTGATATGCAGATTTATCATACTCATTGAATTTGATATAATACGTATCATAAGTAGCACCACCAGATACCCAAGACTCAAAGTTCTCATTGTAACCGTTCATTCTGTAAAGGTGTTTCAAATACCCAGCTTGGTAGCTGTAGAAGTTTTTCTCTAATTGAGCAATTTCTGCAGTTTGTCCTGTAGCATAAGAAGCACGTTGTGTGATAATAGGTTGTGCAACAAAGTTACAAGCATCTGCAACAATAAAGTCAGCAGTAGTAGCTGGACCAGCATATACAAACGTTCTGAAAGACATTCTGTCATATTCAAAAGGGAACGCAGCTACATCACAAGGTTGTCCATAGATAGTCAATGGTTTTCCTGTAATACGTAAGATAGTTCCACCTACATTTTCAAATGTATAGAATGTAGAGAAAGAAATGTTGTCAGGGTTGTTTCCTGGAGCTTTCAAGTTTAATTGATAAATCAATTCATTGATGATAGTGTTAGTACTTACATCAGCACATGGGTTAGCATCGCAATCACAACAAGGAGCTTGAATAGTTACTGAACGAGTGAAACCATTGAAATACAATGTATCAATATAAGAAGAGTGAGCACGTAAAGTTAACGTGATAACTTCTCCACATTGTACAGTGAAATCAGTTACATCAGTAATTTGGTTAGCAGCAGTTGGACATCCTGATACTTTGTACCATTCAGTTACATTAGATTTACAAGAAGATCCTGATGGGCATCCAGAGATTTTATCAGATCTTTTAGATCCTTGTAAATAAGTATTTGTTCTACCTTGAGCAACGTAGAAATAAGGGAAATTAGCAATTGTACCAGAAGTAACTGTTGCATACAAATTATTAAAAATCCCAACTTGTCCTGCAGTCAAGTTTTGTGTTGAGCCAGAGCTAGGGAGTGCAGTTTGCCCTACTGGAACCACGAAGAGCGTGGTTAATGAAAAATCAGCCATTTTTATTTATTTAAATGTTAATAAAATTTATTCGTTTGTTTGTATTCTGAACTGTGCACTTTGTACTGCAGCAGCATTTTCAGTATACATTGCTAGATTTTGAACTGTTAAATCTAATAGTTCATCTTCTAAATATGTTTCTAATTCACAATCAGCATCATAAGATGGTAAACCATCTAACATTATATATCCTGTTTTATTAATATATACTGGATATCTCATATACATTATCTGTATATTTTTAGGAGTAAAAGTTCCATCTGTAAAAACAGATATTTCATCAGAAGAAAGAAAGTTAAATGTTTCTTGATATTCAAATGAAGGTCTGTAATGATCATTATTTAATATGAACTGAAGATCACCATGTTTTGCAAGGTCTCTATTGATCCATATCTTTCTATCTTTACATCTACCTTTATCTGCTAATATATATGAATCTACATAGAACATATATTTTGGTTCAAGTAAATGAACATTTGCAGACCATTGATTCAAATTAGCATCTTCTAAATGTAAAGGAAGAGGTTGATGATTATAATTTAGTACTAGACTTTGTAAGTCTTCATACCGTTTCTTAAATGAATCTTGTCCTAATCCACTAGCAACACTAATACCATCTACCTTTTGTTTTATCAATTTGATTTGAGCTTCATTCAAAGCCAATATCTTATCTTCTAATTGAATCTGTTGATGTGCATTAGTTGATAGTTTATTTAGTTTCTGATCGATCTTGTATAATAAACTATCTACTGGTATCATATGCTTTTATATTTTTAAACTAGCCTCTTATACAGAAGCTAGTTTTTTAGTTTTCAATTTACCTTCTAATGTTAATAACTCATCTTGGTTATCATCATCAGCTAGGAATTTAATTAAATCATCTTCATCTTTAGCTATTTCATACTCTCCTTCATAAACCTTACCATTAGGTTTGATTCTATATATTGAGTGAGCTACAGCTTGTTTTACTAAATCTTTTATATGGAGTAAAGCTTCTTTCATATCTGCAAATCTATTGAACACTTCAACTGGATTCATTCCTGAATATTTACCATTCTTGAATTCTGTTTGTTTCAATACATTATCTACTAAGTTGTAAACAACTTCTTCTTTTGTTTCTTCTGTTACTGGAAGACCTAAAAGTCTTGCAACTTTTTTCTTCTTATCAGGAGTCATAGAATCAAACTTAACAATAGCTTTGTTGATCAATTGTTTTTTCTTGTAGATCACTGCATTTTCAATTTCATCATCTACAACATAGAATTGTGTATCTGCTGCATATTCACCTCTTTCCCAAGCTTGATAGCTTGAAGCAATTGTTGGATGAACTCTCAACCATGAAAAGGCTATCTCTTGAAATGCATTTCCTAAATCAAAATAGTTATCACCATCTAATAATTTAACTACTTGTACATGTGTTTGATCATCTGTAGAAGTTGATAAACCATAGTTCCAGAATTGTGAACGAGGTCCTAAATCAATATCACCTATTTCATTCTCAAGTTTTATTTTAAGAGCTCTCACTCTTTCAATTTCTAATTCTTTTTCTAAAGGATCTTGGATTCTTTTAATGTACGTAGCATTCTCATCTAAGCCTGTTCTGTACTTTCCATCCAATTCTTTATAAGGATATTTGAATACTCCTGTTCCAGGGATTCTTGTCATTCCTTTTTGCGATAGTCCACTATCCATTGTTTGAAGTTGAGCACTATTTGAATAGTCTCTCTTAATAGTAGAAATTTTGCCTGTTTTACCCATAATGTAGTTAAATTTAATAATTGGTTTTAATTTGTAGCGAATTGAGGACTCGAACCTCGCTTCTGGGTTATGAGCCCAATGTGCTGACCAGTTACACTAAATCGCAATTTGTAGAGTGGTTCCACCGAAGGAACCTGAACCTGGATACTATCCATTTCAAACACTCTATCACTTAGTTATAATATGTAAAATAATATTGTTATAATATGTAAAGTACAAAAATTTTTACTAAGTGTTTTGAGATCAATCCCCTCTAGGAGGGAGAGGAGGTGAGGGGATCTTTCTCGGAAAAAAGAGAAGTATGCTGTTCTTATGGTAAGCATTACTCCTACTATTTTGTTATTAGAATTGTGGCATTTCCTCAATCAACACAGTTCTAGATAAATCTTCAATAAATACATCACATCTGTCTTTCATCCAGATTTCGTATCCAGGGAATTTGTTAGCACTTGACATACCTTGAGATTTAGCAAAACCTAAGTGATGACGAG